AAGCCCTCAACAAAAGGAAGCCATTAAGGAAACTGGAGGAGAGAAGCTTTATGATTTGATGGATAAGTTTTCCGGACTTTATAAAAGAATTCCCCAATTTTTCGATTCTCGTATCCGCCGCAAGGTGGAGCCGATTACTCGTAAATTGGTGAAGATCTTAGATAAAGAGGGAAAAGTTAGAGAAGTAGCCATTGGAGATTATTATACTCAAGCAGCGTTGCTACCGTTGCATAAATTTCTTCTAAGGTTACTCTCTAACATTAACCAAGACTGCACTTTAAACCAAACCAAATTATTTTATTCAATTGATAAATCTATTGGGTCCTCATATCATAGTATTGACCTTACGGCCTTTACTGATAGATTTCCTATAGATTTAATCTATGAAATATTATTAATATGGTTTGGCGAAGTTTATGCTAAAAGTTGGAAGTTTCTCATGGTTGGAACACCGTTCCTATATGGATCATATCCTGTTCATTATAACACAGGAAATCCTATGGGACTGTATTCTTCATGGGTTACAACTACTTTAGCACACCATTTCTTAGTGTGGTTAGCTTGTAAAAGAGTTAACCTAAACTGGAAAAGGAGTCGTTATATGCTTTTAGGTGATGATATCGTGATATGTAACGATAATCTAGCCAAGGCTTATAAAGACATACTTCTAGAGTGGGGCATCGAGTTTAACTCGACAAAGACACATACTTCACCACATGGATTCGAATTTGCAAAGCAAATTCGTCTTCATGGGGAGAATGTGTCGCCCTTCCCCTTATCTGCACTCTTCGAAAGACGTACCGAAACTATTACTAGTTTGGGTATCATCCTGTCCGAGATCCAGCAGAAAAAGTGGAACTTCGATTTAAAGTCAGCTGTAAAGAGTTACTATCTTAATGTGTTTCGATGGTCTAGACCTAGGTTTAGAGCCTTCGAACCAATTATTAATTTAGTAATATCTCTTCTCAGATACCTACAAGGCGAAGAAATTCTAGGTAAGGCAATACGCTCTTACGTAAAAAATGCTCTCGCAGTAAAGCCCCTTAAATGGGATAAGAAAGTAGATCCTAAAGCAAATATCCATAAGCGATTATTTACGCATTGGGTAGCTGTTCAGGTTGTACAGACTCTTTACTTGGAATCTAGAGAAAGGATAGTTAGTCCGACAACACCTGGTAGCTTAGGAGACTTAGCTACCGAGATGGTGTGTCATATAACCTCTTTACGAGACGGTGGAATGGACTGCTTTGATTTAATCGAAGCAGTTCCATTCCTCCAGGTATATGGCAGAGCCGAAGAGGTTTACCTCAAAAGCTATGATGCCTTATACGATTTCGGTATGGGATCTAGTCAAACAGACCTAAGAAAACATATCGGAAAAGTAGATATACCTCTCTCAGATGACGGTTTTTACACACGTCACCGCGATGTACTTATTGTACAAGCAATGAGAGCCTCCAAGATCATAACTAAACTATTATCTACGACAACTCACGTTGACGCATATAATGGTCAGCTTAAGTTTGACCTTCCATGGCGTAAAG